CACAAAATTTAAGGAACTTAGAACCAACCTGTCCTACATCCTTGTTTGTGATTTGTTCTCTAATAAAATCGTCAAGTCTTTGTTTTATTTCTTCAGGTTGTGCAGTTAAATCAATTAACTGTCGGTTTCGATTGTAATCATCTAATACTCTGTGTTCTTTGCCTTCATGATCCGTCCAACGTTGTAGCATCATGTTGTTCCAAGAATAGCCTTTGCTGGATCTATCTTCAAATGCTTCTATTAGTCCAACTTTGTTTTTAGTACCTTTTTTACGTACACCAGGAAATGCACTAAACACATTGTCACTACTATCGCCTCTCATGCACTTTTCAAACAATAACCATTCAGGATTGGGAACTTCTTTGGGCAGTTTTGTTTTCTTATCTATCACTGGTTTGCCTTTTGCATCAAATATGCCTTCTACGGTGATTAACTGATCAGTAATTCCATTGAACTGACTTACATTATTTGCCAACAGTTGATAAAAGTCACTGTCTGAACTGATAATAACATGCTCATCTGTAGGATGTAGATGTATCCAACGTGCTATAAGATCATCAGCTTCTGCATCACCATCTCGTAATACACTACAATTGGTTTTTTCACGTAGGTATTGATTGAAGTCGTCAAATGTATCCCAGAACAATTTTTCTTCTTCTTGCTCACGTTCTGTTAGTGCAGCTCTTGCTTCACTGCGATTGGCCTTGTATGGCTTGTAGTAATCTTTACGCCAACTACGACCTTCTAAACAAAACACCACATGATCAGTGTCAAACTTTTTTGCTACTTTGTTGATAGCGGCCATGCTGATATGCAGTGCATATCCAACTTTTTCCCATGGATCACTTGCACGAAATGCAACGTGTCTTGCACGGAAAAACATGTTAGCAGTGTCGATTAATAGGTACTTCATACGATTCCTTTTGTATATAATGTACTAATTATAACACTAAATTAGTTTATTGTCAACTAGATACTTTGTGAGATATTGTGTCCATGCTTTATAACCATCTGCATAAAAGTGTCCTTGAGAATCTTGTTTATACCCTAAATTGCAAACATATTCCATCAGATGCGAGTTGGGTAATAACCAGTTACTTAAATTTACTTGTGTGCATAGTTTTTGTAATTCAATAAATTCTGGAGTAGTATTACTGGGTTTTACTATATCTGTGTTTGTTTTCCTATTGTGCCTTGCTAAATCAGTTAACTGCATTGCAGAGAATTTCCCTTCAATAAAATCTGAAATCATAGGCGGGGTAAAAGCATTAAAAAATGTATATCCAATGTTTTTTGATTCAAAATAATCTTGTAAAAATAAAACATTGTAAATCCAATTTCTATAATTTATATATTCATTGAACATGTTGTGAATCCAAAACCTGTGAACCTTTTTTAAATTTCCGGGATCTGGCCCGTTTTCTTGTTCAATTCCGGTTGCTGCAGTACGACAATACATGCCTAGTTCGTGATGTAATTCATTTCTAGTATGAGAGGTCCATCCTATTATAACATATTCAGGAGGTTCATTGTTAACTAACCATTCTTTTGTGGTCCTAAAAATCCTATCATTTGATGCACCACCTAGTGCCAAATTAACAACTTTCTGATTAAGTGAAACTGACAATTGCGAAGGCCAATTGTCGTTTATATTGTCAAGATCGTGTCCGTTAGTGAAACTACAGCCGTTTATTAAAATCATAATTACACCAGTTTGTTGTCAACTATATACTTTGTAAGATATTGTGCCCATACTCTATGTCCATCTGGACCATAATGATAGCTGATTGGACTTACAGTTTCACATTTCTGCGATATAAGTGCATCATAGGTACGGTTTGGATCATAAGGACCAATATAACTTACGCCCCAATCTTTTTGTATTTCTATTTTGCTAAAGTCATTGTTGCCGTTGAAGAAGATGTGTTTTGCACCAAGAGATTCGAGTTCTTGATGAAAGTTCCATATTTCTTCATGTGCATCTCTGGTTTTTTGTTGCCAATTGATATTTGCAACATATTCTTTGTATTGGTCTTGATGGCTAGTAGGAACATTATCAGTGCCACTTGCATTTATTTGATATAGTACACCGTCAATCAACCATTCTTCACGTTCCCAGGTACTCCATTGTATAATATACAAGGTTCTGTAAATATCTTTTTCTTGGTGCTTGATCCAGTTTCGTGTTGTTCTAATTATTCTTGAGTTAGAGCTTGCACTTTCGGCTTCGCATTTGAAACCGCAGTTTAATCTATTGCTTAGTAGTTTACCCCAGGAAACTGCAAGATTATCTGGATGAGGAACACGGCCCATCATCCAATATTGTGGATCATCTTCTGCGAAGGCATGATTATTTACACATTCAGCGGCAGCAGTATGCGAATCACCGTTGGTATATAAGATCATTTTACTTCAGTGTATCCGTTGCCAAGATCTCTAGATTGTGTATAACGTACATCCGGATCAGCTTGTGCTTGCTCGTATGTTTCTAGTGCAACGTTTCTACAAACATTCTGAAACCATCTATCTATTATTACATGTTCTTCTTCATTTGGTTTCTGCTGATAGCCAGCACGAACAAGATTTGCAATAAATTTTTCGTTCCAGTCTAGTTCAAATGCACCATTGTTTATATCTTGTGGATCAACATCCATGCTTAGTATAGACACATATGGTTCACCTTTAGCAGTTGCAATTTCTTTCGGCGATTTCTTCTTTGATCTTGGTTTGGTTTTTTCTGTTTCAATTTTTTCTTTTTTTAAAAATTTTTTAATTTTATCAATCATATGCACTTCAAAGTCCTTTGTCACGTAGTTTATCCAGATCAATTGGTGCTTTCATAGCACGTTCAAGTGGTGTATCAGGTACCCCAGGCGTTGCCGAAGAGGCTGATATGTAGTCTGGGTGTGAACCGCCATCCTTTTTCCATACAGATGTTTGCGACTTCTTGGACATTAAGATTGTATTCTTCTGATCTACCACCCAACGGCATGAGATAGACAGGACATTCAATGCCTGCTTTGCGATATTCTGCAACAGCTCTGCCAGCTTCGTCAATGTCAGTACGATCAGCAACCACAAACTTGAGATACATGTCACTGCCGTCCACATCACGATAATCACAAGCCACTTCAGGCTTAATAGCAGTCTCCCAAGGTTCTCCTGAAACTGAGAGCTTTGGGGAACAACTCCAAGTAACCTCAAACCTCTCCTGATTGGTGAGATAATTTTTAAAGTCTCTATGAAGCATTTGCGTCGTATTTGTTTCAAAAGTAACATTTTTCAAGTCCTTCATTTTTGGATGTTCAAATAATTCAACATACAATCTTTGCCAAGCAAGTAGTGGCTCACCACCTGTCATTATCAAGTGTACGTCTTGCCCATTATCCATTGTCCACTTGCCTTCTGGCAGTAAACTGATTAAATGTTCAACCACTTCATCAACTGTACGTAGCATGTTGAAGTGTTTGAACTCAGGATAGATACTAGCATATGTATCACATCCTGTGTGTATTATCGGCAAGTCGTTAAACTCTTTTGTATTTTTATGTATGCCTCTATCCAGCAAACCTTGTACTTCTTGGTTGTGTATTATGCCTTGTTTTTGTTTTTCATCTCGCATTGGTTCTGATCTATTTAAACCAAAGTTCATACATCTAAAGTTACAACCAAATGTACGTAGGAACACACTGGGTACTCCTACAAATTTGCCTTCACCTTGTACTGAATAAAATGCTTCACTGTATCGCAATTTTGCTTGTTTGTTGGTGACAACTGTTTGTTCTTTTACTACCATATTCCTAATGTCCTTCCGTTACCCATTATTATAGCACAACATGTAACAATATGCAAGACTATCCAAAAGGTTCTCATTGCTAATGCAATACGTACATTTTGTTGTGTAATAGGCAAAAACTCAGGCTTGTCATCATCGGTGATACCAATTGGCATACCAACTGTTCTTGCCCAAGTTCTAAGCCAACGACGTTGTCCGCTCATTTAGATTCAGTTACTTTCTGTAATTGTAGTTCTTTGCCAACTATTTCACGTAGTTTTAATCTGTTACCCATTGGATCCATGTTTTCATAACGAGTTACACAATCACGTGCAGTAATATCTTTCCAAATTTCTTTACGCCCATCTGGCCAGGATATTTCGTATCTACGTAAACTTTTATCCCAACTCTTAGGAGAGCCATCTTTCATGTAGGTTACAGTCATTACCGCATAACCTTTTCATTTGGATTCCAACGACTCCACCATTCTTCCCATGGAAAAACAATCCAACTTGGATCATCTACTTTGTTGATTTCTTCTGCGGCATAGTTAACTTTTAACACTGCGTCGCTTGCATTATTGTCATACAATACTGCAAAACGTGTTGATTCGTTCCATATGGTTTTCCAAACATACAACACATTATCATCTATCTTTTTGTTGATTGTATTTTCCCAGTCTTGTTTGATCCAATTGATTGTTGCACCTGAGTCGTTGATGTCATCTACAACAAGCACTTTTTTTCGTTGTCCAACATCCCATCTATTTCCTGTGCTTTTACCGTCATTCATGCCAAATGCTATTTCAGCAAGTTTTTCATTGCTTTCACACGGCACATGTTTTCCGTCTCGTAGTCTTACATCTAGTGTGTACATTGTAACATCTAGGTATTGACTTAACAAGTTGCTTAGTGTAAGTCCGCCTCTTGTGATTCCCACAATAAAATCAGGCTTCCATGAATCTTTTTGCATTTGACGTAGTATTTCTTGAGTCTGTCTTTGAACATCATGCCAGGTTACATATACTTTTTTCACAGTTATAATCCTTTCAGGTGCTTACTTTATAGGTTGTTAAGAATCCTTTAGTGTCTTGCTCTAATAATTTGTCGTTATAGTTTGCCTTGCCTTCTTTTACACTGTCAAAGAATCCATTGTCCTGTCCAAGTCTTTTCCTGAGCCAATTCATTTTTAGTGTCCAATGCCATCTGAGATTGACTGTGTCTTTGTGTAGGAAATCACCTGGTTTGTCTGGATTTCCTTCGTGAGTTAGATCTCTTTCTTTATAGGTATCATCATTGTTATTGCCTGTAAGATCATGTCTA